GATCTTCTGCATGTTCTTTGGCACGAGTCATCTGCCGAACAGCATATTTATCAGGATCCTTGGACTCTAGGACACTCTCAGCAATACCCCAATCACGATCTGTGATTATGGCATACACGACTTCGTCCGGAACACCAGCGCGGAAAAGCTGACAGATACAATCGAACAGCCATGCCGACCGTGAGTTATCTCCCTCTTTCGGTTGGTCTGGGTGTCTCCCTTGGGCTACGATCACTTTGACGCGATCTGGAACGTCCCACTCGTCCAGTTCACTGAGATCTTGAATACGCTCCACGTTTCCTGGAACACTGACGCTCACTCCATATTCACCGCCTTGATGGGAATCGATCTGAACGCCTTGTGCTTTCTTGAACTCCGATATATCGTATTCGTTTTTGTTGAATTCAAAGCAGACCGCCAACTCTTCGACACGGCCAGCCTTTTTCTTTTTCTCATTAGGAATGTTGATCGTTCCTGGGAGTCGCATGATACGATCAATGTTATGACAATGATCGCCGCCAAAGACTTGCTCCAACCTCTTGTTATAGAGTTCGAAATCTTCGCATTTCTTGATGTTGCCATCTGTGACAATCTCTTTTGAGAGTTTCCAGAATCCTTGATAACCACCACCTGAGAATATGATAACGGTTGGCTTTGGAATTCCCTTCGGTATCTTGTCGGTGAGAAGCCCAAGAGCACGTTCCCGACCTTCCTCGAGAGTCTCTCCTGGTTCTGAATCAATATCAATATGAAGCCAACCAGCAGCTTTGATATCTTCTTTGTGAGCCTTTGACTTCATTTCTTTCATGCACGAGTTGACATGAAAATAGACATTGCGATGTCCGTTGTAGGCCCCGAGCCACTTGCGACACTCAGCGATTTCGTCAGACTTGAAGGTTCTTGTTTCGATCTTCTTACGATCAGTCTGGATCGCTGTTAAAACCCAAGGACCGTCTTTACTCCATTTCTTCAAAAAGTCAATTGAAGCTTCGCTATTCCCCTGCATAAATTCCCTCCCAAAACTTTACGAGATCAGAAGAAACTGGTGCAGTTCCAATTTCCATCTGATTGAGCCAATATCGAGTGATCCCGATCTGCTCAGCAATTTCACCCTGCGTCATAGAAGACCTACGACGACAGAGCATAATCTTCTCGTTGACTTCCAGAGGTTCTACCTCACAGAAGTTCATTCCCTGATATTCTGACTGGTCACGCTCAACTTCGCCATAGAAGTTACGAGTGACTCCGTTGGCTTTCGCCATCTCGTCTTGAGACAGTCCTGACCTGCGTCGATTGATCAGCAAAGACTCTCCCAGCGTTAGCCTTTTGAGATCGATTTTAGCCACGTTACAAGTCTTTCTTTGTCCATGCCATACATGTGAAGAAGAGCATTCTCCCGCATTTCTGGTCTTGTCATTTTCTCGAAGTTTGACACAGCGAACATGCCGTCCCAAAAGAACCATTCCTGAGCGACTTGAGCGCAAACGAGAACGGTGCCGTTGAGTGCGGCTCTTTTCGCTATGAATATCTTCTGTGTTTGCAGCAAAGGATGAGGGAATCTGACTGGCTGGTCGTCTGCTCGAACAGGCCATCTTCCCATATATTTGCACTCGATCCAGCCCCCGATATAATTCACGTCAAGTGTCCCAGATTTGACACGATTCTCAACTGGGAATGCCCCGAGGACTTTCAAAGCTTTGACCAGATTGGCTCTGGTCGTTTTATTCTCAGACATGTCAGGAACCCCTAACCTTACCCTGCCCCGGTGCATTTGACAAGTCAGAAATGTCGCGAATTGCGCCAACTGGTCCCCGTCGCTGGTCTTGATATTTCCCTTCGTAAGGTTGATCGGTCGGGAAGTCCAACCTTTGGAAAACGATTTGAGCGATCGCCATTCCTTTTTCGATCCGCAGAGTTTCCCTTCCATGGTTGGTCAGTTCAAGAGTCAACCAGCCTTCCCATCCCGGCTCGATGATAGTGTTCTGCACGGCCAATCCACGACGAGCCCAAGAGGACTTATCAGCCACCGAAGCCGTGAGATCGTTCGGCATCTTGAACCGTTCAATCGTAGAAGCCAGAATGAAATCGCCCGGATTGAGGATGCGATAGGGGTAAAGCGATTTCGGGTCGAACTCGACCCGAACGTCGTAGCCAGCGGGACTGAGACCGAACGTCATCCCTTCATGTCTCGTCCGCTCGTAAAACGGAGAGATCAAATCCTGCTCTTCACAGTAGTGGCGAATGGTTTGTGAACTGAGAATCATTTAGATTTCACCACATGCTGAAACGATCCGTCAGAAGCGATTTCCCAAGAGCGCTTCTTGTTGACCTCCAGTTTCTTGGCGACAGCTTTCATGAGATCGCCGCCCTTGATCTCACAGATTTGCAGCAGGAAGAAAGCGACATCGGCGCATTCTTCGATGATTTCTTCAGTGTCGTCGGGCTTGTTGATCAGAGTCGAAATCAACTCGGACATCTCTTTGTTTCCACGAATGGAAAGAGCAAGTGGCGAAGGATTCCCGAACTTCGTTTTCGCCCAGTCCCAGACCTGCCCCTGAACAGAACGAACAGGTTTTCCAGCCTCGCAGTCGCAGACTTTCTGCAATCCGCAAGGACAGCCGCCACCATGATCATACTTTGCCATGTTCTTCTCCATGATTCTTCATGCAATGTAGGCTGAGACAGGCCCCATCATCGTCTACGACGGTTGGGCCACACCCTTCGCAGAGACAGCACCATCCCTGTCCTTCTTCGAGTTTGCTCCCATCGCCGAGACCAGCGAGTTCCTTGTAGTCCTCGCCGAAAAGTTCTATAGAACACTGTTGACAGAAATCGGCCATCAGAAGGCTCCTGAGTGTGAAAGTTGGACGCAGCCGCCACGGAACTCCATCGAGTTCATGACTTCGAAGCGGCCATCATGAAATTCGTCTTTCGGACGAATCCATACTTTGTCGTCATGCAGGCTCTTATAGATCGTAGCCCTCTGCATGGTTGACTCGATGATAGCTTCTCCGATGATGGTATAAAGACCACCGCTCTTCTTATGTCGCCAGATGTTAGACACTTGTTGATTCTCCCCAACTTGGACCGCATTCGGTATCTACGTTAAACGGCACCAGAGGAGTGCAGACCTCCAGTATCGAATTCTTCATGATCTCTCCAACAGCTTTGGCTTCTTCTACTGAGCCATAGCTTCCGTCAGTCTCGTCGTGCACTTGAAGCTGAATGAAATAGCCAGCCTCATCGATGTCGATGACAGCTTTCTTTGCTTGATCTGCTGATGATCCTTGGATCACTCTGTTCAAGGCTTTGTGTGTCCAATCGTAAGAGCCATCATCTCGTGTCGGGAAATGGAGACGACGACCCATGATGGTTCTTACGAAACCGTTTGCTCCGGCCCTTTCACTCGCCTTTTCGGCAAGCAAGCGAACATATGGAACCTCAGCATCGAAGTTATCGATAATCGCCTGACCTTCTTCACCAGCCATTTCTTTGATGAATCCTGCTCCGGAGGCGGCTCGGGCTTTATACGCATCATGACGGTTATCGAAGAAGTCGATTGCTTTCGTTCTTCCATATCCCGTTATATGAGCCCAACGAGTGGGCTTGCCAATGTCCTCGCAGAGTTTCGGTCCGCCCTCACCATAACATAAGCCGAGGAAGATATTCTTCGAGTAGCCGCGGTTCACCTTGTAAGAATTATCACCATCTTTCTTCATCTTCAACCACAGATCAACAAGTTCATCGGTGTGGATGAGACGAGTCATCATTTCGTGGTTGTCTGTCTTTGGATTGTCGCGATATCTCTTCGCTGCTTCACGGGCCTTAGGAAGATCCATGACAGCGGCGAAGTGAGTTGTCCATCTTGGCTCTTGCTGGGAATAATCGTTTACTCCCCAGATCGCGCCTTCTTCTGGAATGAATATCTTGCGCCATTCCAAGATGAGTTGCGGGTCGTGTGGCTGGACACGGTCAGGGGAATATTGCTGTTGGAGATTTGGATCTACTGCTGAGAGTCTTCCAAAGCGAACTCCCTTTTGTTCACCCTTTTCATCTTCACGGGCGATTTGATTGAAGGTGCAATGAATTCTTCCGTTGACCATGTATTTCCACATGGAAGCTGCGAAAGTGGTCCTGATCTTATTGACCTTGCGAGCGTTGGAAATCGCTCTTGCAACGGGATGATTGAGACTATCCAATAGATCGGCGTCGATTTGAGGAGCGCCAGTTGAAGTTCTTCCCAGCTTGACT